CAACATTCGAGAAATTGCTTTTGACCGGTGGGGAGCTGTACAGATGACACAAAACTTAGAGAACCTTGGGTTTACAGTAGTTCCTTTCGGTCAAGGTTTTAAAGATATGAGTCCGCCAACGAAGGAGCTTATGAAGCTTACCTTGGAAGAGAAACTGGCGCATGGTGGTCATCCGGTGCTTCGATGGATGATGGATAACATCTTTATTCGTACTGATCCTGCTGGAAATATCAAGCCGGATAAAGAAAAATCAACTGAAAGAATAGATGGAGCAGTCGCTACCATTATGGCTCTTGACCGAGCAATCCGCAAAGGTGGAACAGGTAACTCTGTTTATGACGGTCGAGGGCTTCTTATTTTGTAGCAAAGGAGAGTGATGCAGATGGGATTGTTTTCTAATATTTTCAAAGCGCGTGATAAGCCGCAAAATCGAACCACAGGAAGCAATTACAGCTTCTTTTTTGGTGGAACAACCAGCGGTAAGCCTGTAAACGAACATACAGCAATGCAAATGACAGCGGTCTATTCATGCGTAAGAATACTTGCAGAGGCTGTGGCAGGGCTCCCCCTACACCTATATAAATACACTGCAAGCGGTGGTAAGGAAAAGGCTCTTTCTCATCCGCTGTATTTTTTATTACATGATGAACCTAACCCAGAGATGAGTTCCTTCGTTTTTCGAGAGACGTTGATGACTCATCTTTTATTATGGGGCAATGCCTATGCACAGATTATTCGAAATGGAAAAGGTGAAGTCATAGCACTGTATCCGTTAATGCCAAATCGAATGTCGGTGGACCGCGATTCCAGTGGTGCTCTTTATTACACCTATACCAGATATTCCGATGAAGCACCTACGATGAATGGAATGACGGTCACACTAAGGCCAAGCGAAGTGCTTCATATTCCTGGCTTAGGATTTGATGGACTAGTAGGGTATTCTCCGATTGCAATGGCTAAGAATGCCATTGGTATGGCCATAGCCTGTGAGGAATATGGAGCTAAGTTTTTCGCAAATGGAGCAGCTCCGGGAGGTGTACTTGAGCATCCTGGAACGATTAAAGACCCACAAAAGGTGCGAGATAGCTGGAATGCCGCCTATCAAGGAAGCAGCAACTCCCATCGTGTGGCAGTGCTTGAGGAAGGGATGAAGTATCAGCCTATTGGTATCTCACCAGAACAAGCTCAGTTTTTAGAGACAAGAAAGTTTCAGATTAATGAAATCGCTCGGATTTTCCGCGTACCTCCACATATGGTTGGGGACTTGGAAAAATCGAGCTTTTCTAATATTGAGCAACAGTCACTGGAGTTTGTGAAATACACTTTGGACCCCTGGGTGATTCGTTGGGAACAGGCCATCAGCCGATCACTTTTAAGACCAGATGAAAAGAAGCTCTATTTTGCCAAGTTTAATGTGGATGGACTGCTTCGAGGTGATTATGTCTCTCGAATGAACGGGTATGCAACTGCGAGACAGAATGGTTGGATGAGTGCCAATGATATTAGGGAGCTAGAAAACCTTGATCGAATCCCACCTGAGCTTGGCGGGGACTTATATCTAATCAATGGCAATATGACCAAGCTTGCGGACGCAGGCATATTCGCAAATAAAGAAGGAATGGAGGGAAAAAATGAATGAAGAAATTTTGGAATTGGGTGCGTGATGAAGATACACAGTCACGGACCCTCTATCTAAACGGTGCAATTGCTGAGGAGAGTTGGTTTGATGATGATATTACTCCTGCTGCTTTTAAAGCAGAGCTAATGAGTGGCGAGGGTGACATAGTAGTTTGGATTAATTCACCTGGTGGTGATTGTATCGCAGCATCACAGATTTACAACATGTTGATGGATTATAAAGGCAATGTCACCATAAAGATTGATGGCATCGCAGCATCAGCCGCCTCGGTCATTGCCATGGCAGGTACAGAAGTTTTAATGTCTCCAACATCACTGATGATGATCCATAATCCTTTCACCATAGCCATTGGCGATAGCGAGGAGATGCAAAAGGCAATGCAGATGCTGGATGAAGTTAAGGAAAGCATCATCAATGCTTATGAACTTAAAACCGGTTTGTCTAGAACAAGGTTATCTCACCTGATGGATGCTGAAACTTGGCTAAATGCCAATAAGGCAGTCGAGCTTGGTTTTGCAGATAACATTATGTTCAAACCAGGAGAGAGTGCACTACAAGATAGCTTTGTCTTTAGCAGAAGAGCAGTGACCAATTCACTAATGAATAAGCTTCAAAAACCAGTTGTAAAACAGTCAGCCGAATCGCTTTATGAGCGGCTTAATTTATTAAAATATTAGGAGGAAATCAAAATGAGTAAAATTCTTGAACTGCGTGAAAAGCGCGCAAAAGCATGGGAAGCAGCAAAGGCATTTCTTGATTCAAAGCGTGGTAGTGATGGACTTGTGTCCGCAGAGGATGCCGCAACCTACGACAAAATGGAAGCAGATATTATTAATTTGGGTAAGGAAATCGCAAGGCTGGAGCGCCAAGAAGCTCTTGAAGCAGAGCTTAATAAGCCTGTAAACACACCTCTTACCGAAAAACCAGCTATTCCGGGGATGGATACAAAGACCGGAAGAGCCAGTGATGAGTACAGAAAGGCATTCTGGAACGTAATGCGTAGCAAAACTCCTCGCCATGATGTGCTAAATGCTTTGTCTGTAGGCACTGATTCAGAGGGAGGATATCTTGTTCCTGATGAATTTGAGCGTACCCTAGTTCAAACCCTTGAGGAAGAGAATGTATTCCGTAAACTGGCAAAAATTATTCAGACTTCAAGCGGTGATCGTAAAATCCCGGTTGTGGTGACAAAGGGTACAGCGGCTTGGCTTGATGAAGGTGAGGAGTTTGATGAGAGTGATTCTGTATTTGGCCAGACATCTATCGGTGCCTATAAGCTGGGTACAATGATTAAAGTTTCTGATGAACTTCTCAATGACAGTGTATTTGATCTGGAGAATTATATCTCCACTGAATTTGCCCGTAGAATCGGTGCTAAGGAAGAAGAAGCTTTTTTAGTTGGAGACGGAGATGGAAAACCTACAGGAATTTTCAACGCTACTGGTGGTGCACAGCTTGGAGTGACAGCCGGGTCTGCAACTGCCATTACTGCAGATGAGATTATCGATCTTGTTTATTCCCTGAAGGCTCCTTACAGAAAGAACGCAGTATTCCTGATGAATGATGCAACAGTAAAAGCAATCCGTAAACTGAAAGACGGTCAAGGTCAATATCTGTGGCAGCCTTCTTTAACAGCAGGTACTCCAGATACGTTGCTGAATCGTCCGGTTTACACTTCTGCTTATGCTCCTATTATTGAAGCTGGAGCAAAGACGATTGCCTTCGGTGATTTCGGATACTATTGGATTGCTGACAGACAGGGGCGTTCTTTCAAACGTTTAAACGAGCTTTTTGCAACTACTGGGCAGGTTGGTTTCCTTGCGAGCCAGCGTGTAGATGGAAAGCTCATTTTACCTGAAGCCATCAAAGTTCTTCAGCAGAAAGCTTAATGGGAGGTGCAAATGATGAGCTATAACGCAAAGAACTACACCGAACAAGGTGGAGAAAAAACCGTTATTGGTGGAGAACTTGTCATTGAAGAGGGAGCCAAAGTAACTGGGCTCCCTGTTCTTGAAAATCAACCGGCAAGCACTGCGGATACTGTAGAAGCTCTAGTGACGGACTTTAATGCCTTGCTCAGTAAGCTGAAAACTGCAGGAATCATGAATGGAGATACACCTTAGAAAGGATAGTGATGGTGATGACACTTTTAGAAAAAGTTAAAGCAAATCTAATTCTTGAGCACGATCGCGATGATGAACTTCTTCAGATGTACATCACCACCGCTATCGCATATGCCGAGAGTTACCAGCATGTACCGGAAGGTCATTATAATGAGAACACAATGCCGCCAACTACCGAGCAGGCCGTCATTATGCTGTCATCTCACTTCTATGAAAGTAGGGATGGTAGCACTGGCGGCTTTTTTGCTGATAACGTGCAGGCTGGCCAGCAGGTTTGGAACACTGTAAATTTACTGCTCAGGCTTGACCGGGATTGGAAGGTGTAGAGTATGAGTTTTGGAAAAATGAATACCTTTATCGATCTCATTTCTGTTGAAAGAACGAAAGACAGTGAAGGCTTTGGTAAATCTAAGGACACCATCCTCGCTTCCGTTCGTGCTTATAAGGAAGATCGTCATGGAAATGAAAAGTGGACTAACCGAGCGGCATTTTCTGAAGCAACTGCGCTGTTTCGTTTTCGTAGGATACCTGATGTTGAGGTATCTACCAATATGGTGATTGTGTGTAATGATGGCCGCTATGAGATTACAAATGTTGAAGATGTAAAAGGTCGAGGCATGTATATTGAAGCCTTGGCAAAAAAGGTGGTGGG